GCTGGTTCGCCTATGAACTTGGACTATCGCGAGCGCTTTGTCATCTTGGCGCATGAAACGTACGTGATTGGTGGTTTGACTGCTGATGCTACTGCGTTGACACCGACGATTCATCCTGTTCAGATCAACAAGACTCTGAACATTCGCACCACCTTCAAGGGTGATGGTAATGCGATTGGCGATATTGCTACTGGCTGTTTCATCACTAAGGTGGATCTTTACTTTCAGAGCAAGGATGCTAATATCCCTGTTTCAATCCAATTGGTTGATGTGCAAAATGGTATTCCGACTCAAAATGTGATACCTGGTTCACACGTTACTCTGATGCCAGATGACGTTAGCGTGTCGGCCGTTGCTACTGCTGCAACGACATTTACATTCGACGCTCCGATCTATCTCAAACCCGGATCTGAGTATGCGATGGTAGTCATGTCGATGTCAGATAGTTATAATGTCTGGGTGTCCGATGTTGGTGGCTTTGATTTCGGAAGGCGCTTTGCTTTCCGATACCCCTGCCTGTCGGTGTTGCGCGGCTGCGGTTCCGACCCCTGCGCCTGTGAGCGATGGTTGGTCGTATCCGCTTAGCGCCTGCACCTGTTGTGCCGTCGCGTGTCCTGGTTGTGAACCCACCGCCAGTATGGGGTTGAGTCCTGCGGCTTTGAGGCTGTGAACCATGTCTTGATACTCTCGACGCCGGAGCGTCCGAATGTCGTGGATCTGGTTCTTTCGTTCTTTGCTCGTGCCTCCCCAGTTCCCGGTGAGCATTCCGGTTCCTAGGTAGTTGAGTCCCATTCCCGCATAGTCGGGTGCTAGGTTTGCGAGCCCTGCGAGTAGTCCGCCTGCCGCGGCCGGTAGTGCCATGTTGCCTCCTAGAAGTGGTCGATGAGACCCGGCACCGAGTAGGTGGGCATTGGTCGCACGTGCTTGAAGTTGAAGTGTCCGTCCAGGATGAAGGCGGGATTATCTGCCGCCTCCGCGACCGCCAGTACTCGGCTGAAGGGCGGCGTGTCCTGAATGAACGTGGCGTTGAGCAGCGGCCTCGATGCGAAGTCTTGCGCCAGGTGCCACGCGTCGAGCGGGTAGGCGTAGTTGCTTCGCATGTGAGCCGTGATCTGGCTCGGCTTGTATCTGTATTCGGCCCATCTTTCCTGGTATCCGAAAACGTCATCGTCATTCGCCGTTCCGTCGCTGTAGATCTCTTTTGAGAGGATCTCCTGCTCCCCGAGGTGTGAAAGTGCCGGCCAGTAGAAGTCGAACTTCGTGGACCGGCTGAACTGCCTCGGGATTCCCTGTTGATAGTTGAGGTCCGCGCTGATGCTCACGAGTCCGAGGATCACCGAATGTTCGGTGAAGCTCTTTGTGATGCGCGGGATTCCTCCGGCGACGGTCCCGAATCCGGCCAGGTGGCCGAGTGCGGGGTTTGTGTCTACGTCTGGTGTCGCCGTGAAGGTCGTCTTTGCGACCGGGTTGATTGAGATCGGGATGGTCCCTCCCCCGATGTATTCCGCGCGCTGCATTCTGGCGTCGGGGCTGACGACCCCGAAATGGCTGCGAAGCAGTTCTGTGTAGCGTGTTCCCCCGCGGGCGTCACGCTCAAAGAGCTTGTGCATCTGGAAGGCCATTCGCATTTCATTGATAGTCGCCGCGGTTGCTGTTGCTAGGTCTGCGGCCGCCGTGAACCCGAGGTAGTCGACCCCTCGCCATTCGAGGGGTCCGTTAGTTCCCGTCGTCTGGCTGTTGAAGACCACGGGGTAGGGGTCTACTCCTCCGCTTGTCTCCAGCGGCCCGTAGATGTCCGTGGCCGGCGCTTTGTTAATGAACTGGGGTGCGTCCCCGATCGTGAAGTTCACCGGCGCGCTAGTTCCGAGCGGAAGCTGGACCGCGTCCCCCTTCTGAGGCCACGGCAAGGCCGACGTGAAGTAGTCGTGCCTCTTTCCGCGTCGCAGGAGTGTGTAGTCTGCGATCGCGTCCGGTCCGTCGTCCAGGTCGACGACTACGCTGTCCTGGAGGTTCTCCGATCGATACCACTGATTCCAAATCAGGTTGTACGCTCTGGTCCATAGGGCGCTCGTGCTTGCTACTCCCGCTGTGTTGAGCGGGGGGAATCCCAGGTAGTCCATGATGCTGAGCGATGCGAAGCCGCCCGTTCCGCTTTGGATCTGCGGTACCACGTAGTCCGTGGTGTCGTCCGGGTTGTCCTGCTCTCCCATCATCCGTACCCAATTCGTCCATACGAGGCGGTTGGGGACTGCCCAGAAGTGCACCGTCATGGTGATATTATCCATTACGGGATAGAGCGGTGTACTCATCCGTCCGAATAACACCGGCTTGATACTGATTGTATCGCCCGGGAGCGCCTCGTCCGCGAATATCGGATACAGGTATCCGCTATTGATTGCGGTCTTGATATTGAACGTCCGGTTGAAGACCGATCGCGGGATGTCTGCTCTCGGGATCGTTGCGAATTGCTTTTGACTGATGCGTCCGCCGGCGGTGTTTCTGGACATTAGTTGCTCTCCTTCTGGAACTCGATTGCCTTGGCGATGCACGTGCCCGCCTCAGTGGTGATCATACCGTTTTCTGCGTCCCATGTCCCGATCCGATAGAGCAGGAAGTCCTCTGGATGCTGTCCGACCTCTGTCTGTGTATCGGTCGAGATCTTCCCGAACATGCGCCGTGCTTCGGCGTCCGTTCGGATGTAGACCGGGTTTCCGTAATGCTCTGCTTTCGTGTCGTAGATTGTATAGATGCGCATGGGATCTCCTTAGTTGGTTTGAGCTTCTCTAGTGAAGGAGGATGGCCTCGCGAACTCGGCGTAGCCGCGCGAAGCGCGGGTAGCAGGCGCCACCAGGCGCCGTCGAGCGCGCAGGAAGGGGCGCCAGCCCCTTTCAGCGGCGATCTTTATTTTTTCCTGCCGCGGAGCGGCCCGATTCATAGTCACTCCCTGTCGTCGTATTGACTCAGCTCCATGTCGAGCCACGTTAGGAGTCCGAGCATGTGCTTGAGTGCGTTGTCTGTCTCTTCGTCGTGGTCCCATTCGTTGGTGATCTTGAATACGGCAGCGCCTAGGATGTCGATCGTCTCGATGATCTGTCCGATGTTTTTCATTGCCCGAAAAACCCCGCTAGGGCGCCCAGAATGGCGCTGATAATGTTGCTGATCAAGGTGAAGGTCTTTTGCTTGCTATTCATCCTTTTCTCCCTATGCGGTGGCTGTTTTCCAATAATCTGTCCGCAGCCCGTTTCATAACGGCCGAATATTCTTTCATTGCCTTTCGGTAGGCTGCCATTCCGTCGTTTCGTGCTTTTACTGCCTCTGCTAGTTTCCTTTCTGCGTCTCTCATTTCTGTTATTAAGTAGTTGTCTGTAGGCTTTGCTCCACTCATCTTTTCTTCCCCTTCGAGTTAATCTGTTATCCATGTCTGTATCATAACCCGAGGTGTTACTTTGTCAATCTTTTTTTTTCTCTTTTTCCTGTTTTTCTTCGTCCTATATCCTCGTCGGTTTCGCAATATCTTTCTAATTACAATTTGCGTCTTCTGCTTAGCCCTACTCTTCCTTTTGTTACTTTTTCCCTAACTAGCCTCCGCTCGGGAATATTGTCAGCGACGCGACCTGCCGCTGACTTACACCGTTCTTCTTTGACTAGCTCATGGAGTTCTTGGTTCTCCTTTTCGAGCTGTGTCATGTAGTACCGGGGCACCGGTACTTTTTTTCCTTTCAGTACGACGAAGTCGTCCGGGAAGACCTCCTTCCCGTATTTTTCCCACCACTTGTGACCTATCCCTGGTCTTCTGCTCATGCTTGCTAGTTCCGGTCTAACGGTTACGCTTTCGCCAGTCTCGCAGTCGATCCGCTCTAGACTGCTTTTTAGTTTCTCCCCCCAGAGTTTCTTTTGGACATATCGGCACACGTAGTTCACCGTTTCGGGCGTTAGTTCTTTCAATTCGTGGAATCCATACGGCCAGCATTTTTCTACGGTTCGGCTTAGCCATGCTGGGTGTCCCTTTTCGTCCGTCCATTGTTCTCCGTCTCCTCTGAAGTCTTCCCCGAAGATCAGGGCGTGATAGTGCGGTCTCTTTTCGTCGTCTCCGTACTCTCCCACTTGGAAGTACCGGAATTTCGTTTCCTTTCTGAGTCTCTTGGCAAACCTCTGCCAATCGCCCATCGCCAGGTCGTATGGGTGTGTTCCGTGTTGCAGTTCTCGCAGTGCGAGTCCCTCATCGCTGAAGGTGAGGGTGAGGAAGCAGTTGGAGAGGTGTTGCTCTGCTTCATGGGTTGCTCTTGTCGCCCAGTCTTGTGATCGCCTGATCTTGCAGTCCAGGCAGTGTCCGCAGGGCAGCTCGAGCTCTGGCTTCGTCCCGCCTCCAAAGAGGCGGGCGTCCGGGACCCCTTTTAGGAGGGTGATTCCCCCATCGAGGTCCCGGCGCGCCCGGATCGGCCGTGTACACGGCATTCAGAACCGCCACCCCCCCCTGAGCGGGGCGGTCGTGAGGTTCGCCTTCATCGTCTTCTGGCCGTTCCGGAAGTTTTTCCGGCTCGCCCGTCGTCCCATCTTCGATCGTTTCACTGTCGTCCTCCTGGGCCGTTCAGGCCCCTATCCAATGCTCCCACTTGTAGTGCATTGGTATAACTGACACCCCCCCCTAAGGGACTTCCACATTCTGCGGTTGCGGTGTTTCTCCCGCAGAGGGGGGTGTCTTTACGGGCAGGCCCGCGTCGATGAGGGCTTTGGTTGCCCTCTCGTCTGCGAGCATTTCGAGCAGGGTGACCGGGTTGTTTCCGGCCAGGGCTCGGACCTGGGCCGGCAGCTCCATGAAGCTTTGGTTGGCGTTCTGCACCAGGTGGAACGCCTCTTCGAGACTCGCCGCTTCGCTGAAATCGCCGTACTTCGGCTCCCTCGGATTGAGGTTCGCGAACT